TTTAGCCACATCCGCTGTCACACCAGCTGCCATAGAAGTTGCAGATGCGAAAGGTCCAATGTAAGGGACATTTTCTAACAAACCTGCTGCTTTTGCGATTTTAGTCGCTGGACCGGAAATAAAACCATCTTTGTTTCCTTCTTCGATCTCCACACCCGATTGTGGGGTGAGTTGATCAGGAGAATTGGATGTTAACACATTGAACGAAACATCCTCAGCCCACGCAAATATAGATACCGTGACTTTATCACTAGCTCCATTTGCGTGTTTGAGTTCGTTCAACGTTCGAACGTGTAATTGACCAAATCTCGTCCATTCCGTGCCAACTATATCTAAATAGTTTTCATAATGGAAGAATGGTAACTTCATGGACCCACCTGTCGATGTGGTTGGGTCCAAGAAAATGCGTGGCATTTGACTAAGTTGAACTAAGTCCTCTCGGATAAGTCCACTCACGCCAGACAATGTGTCCCACCGTTCTTGAGGTTGGTAAGACACCATTAACCTTCCGTATTGAAAACCATTACCGTTGATCACCACCTTGATGTGCATATTCGCTCGGAGCAATTTGTAGTTGCTAATGCGATTTATTACACGTTTGTTTTGCCAATAAGTCTCCCATGGATATACTGAATACGACAAAGTCGTTCCAGTTCCCCATTCTTCTTCACTGATCTTTATTGGTCTTGAAAAGAAGTTTTCCAACGATGCATCATCAGTATCTTGCAATCTCCTGGTTGGATCCACTCTTCCATCTACGTCATACATGTAAGAGTGATCTTCATCAGCAAAATGAATGTTCTGATTTCGCATTTCGTTAGAGCACAAGCGGATGTTAACATCGTGGGTTACCCCACTCTGAACTTCCATTATCATTTCTCCTTCTCTGATTTTGATTGCATTGTCCCATCCGGCAACAATACAACCCGAGGTCAAGTATGTTATAATATCCATACTGTCATTCACTTTCTTTGGCACTTTCGTGTGCTTCCGTTTGTTTTCTCGTTTCTTGGTAAACGCTAATTAAGTATCAAGGACTGCGCTTAAATCCTTGTACTGCGTGCGGAAAGTGTGGTTGACAAAACCGATCTAAATAGATCTCCGTCCACAATATCGCGCCTCCATGTATGTGTAGTCCGCACTACTATGCTACATGTGGTAACCTGCCATATCGCCTAGCTTTTGCTTGCATCCGCATCCTGAGCCACCAGGACTGACTATTTTATAAGGGTTAGCCATGGCCCTGTTGGAGCTACCTACTCCGGGACTTCGAACACTTTGGGTTGATTGGCATATTTTTCACGCCATTCTCTCACCCTGTCGTCGAAAGTCCAATCCAGAGTTTCTACTGCGTTGGTAATTCCGCAGTCCTCTGCGACCTGCTTAAACTGAGTTCTTCGCGTCTCATAGTCTTCGCGACCATGATTAGCATACTCCCTCAAAGCAGTATCGATGTTTTCGGCGCAAGCTTCTAACTCGCCGCCTTTCCTTCCCTTAGGCCACAACAAGCAATGTAAAGACTTGAAGATCGACTTCTCCACCAATGCACCAACATGAGCTCCAATTTCTGGTATGTAAACTGACTTTCTCTTCAGAAACTCGAACTCTTCAGGTGGTAGGAAATCTGTTAACTCAGCATCTTTAGATGGCATGGTGTATATCCATCCATATTGATCTAAGTACTCAGCAAATCCTTTAATGGTGATATTCGGTTCGTCTTCCGATACACTTCCTAAATTGTCGTCGCCATACGTCATCATCGCCACGTAATCCTGAAACTTGCGTCTTGTCTCAAAATCGGTGTATGGATAAACGGTATAAAAATAACACCGTAAATTCAAACAACCAACTATCGAGTTCAAGATCACAGTCAAAGAATTTCCAGAGATGTGAGAACCTTCTTGAAACGAAACCAGAGATCCATCAACTGCCATAAACGCATAAACAATATCTCCCGACATTGCCTTCATGCGAGTTATGTGTATTGGTAAATATCCAACTAGTTTCTTGGCACAATCTATCAATAATCTCATTGACGCAAACAATTTTTGCGCAGATATGCTAGTGTCGTAATCTTTGTAATCACCTGCCAACAATCTGTGAATTCCATGCTTTGTTGCATGTTGATAGAACTCTTCCCATTCCGGCCCATAACAATTAATTCCTACTGCACACTCCGACTTCAAGGGGTGCATTTGGAGTACTCTCATCACGGGCAAGAAATATTTGCGAATCATGTATGTCAATACCAAAGAATTACCATAAAACATACGGCATTTCTCCTTTGCTAGGATTTCATCCTTCTTGCAAACTTTGGCTACACAATAAGCTCTCTTTCCTTGGGAATACAAAGCCTCAACTCGTTTAATCTCCGTCTCAATCTCTGGTAAAAACCTGCGGTTTAAACCTTGCTCGTCTGGTTCGTCCTCAATGATATACTTAGACTTTTTGCCTCCAAATTGAACTCCCGAAGAAGTATTCAACTTCATGGCATCAATAAAACGCTTTCCAGGTACACCATTGATTGTCTCTCTGTCGGTTAATGGTCGTGTGTCCTTCCACATATTCATTTCAAATAGAGGTAATACCGCGGACTTATAGTCTTTTACCGCCATAATCAATGTAGAATGTGGCACACTGCGCGCTGGCATAGCAACTTTCCTCGCCCACTGCTGATATCCCCACCATTTCGGTGACATCTTAGGTGGACGGTACACGTTGGGCATGTCGCAATGATTCAGTACGCTTTCACTGATAGGACTAACTATCACATCTGATTTTGACGTTTCCTAGTTCCGACAACTTCACCATAATACTCCACTTGAGTCTGCTTTGGCATGTAATTCAAAGCACTTTTCTTGTGCAACCCAGCTTGTATGAACAATTGCTTGCCCATAACATCTGTTTTGAATTCACTTTCCGCTCCTGAAACAAGCACACCTTCGCACTCTTCCAGGATCTCCAAAGCTTTGTTCACTTTTCCTTGCGTTAATGAACAATATCCTCCTTGTGGTGTATCTGAGACTCCTCCTACATGACAACCAATTATCATTGGGGCAGCATAGTGAGCCACCAAAGTGGCTCCACACAATCCCTTGAATGTATTGAACGACAAATTATCAAATGTTCCTCCGACAAATTTATCATATGTCAACACACTACCTGGTTTTGTGCGGCCCGATCCAACGACCATTGTTCCATCCTTTTGGCGGTAATGCATCTTAAATGACATTGCTTGCAATTCCTCCAATGGCAAATACTTTGTCAAGTCTGCATACGATCCACCCGTAGGACTGTAGCATAGTCTCAGGTCCGTTCCTTCTATCAACGCAGATGCATGTATGGAAATATGAGTTCTAAATCTACCTCCACATGTATCTGGTTTCTCCTTTCCACACAGAACGTTAAATTCATCACCGCATATTTTGAAATAATGATGAGGTACCACCACAACATTTGATTTCAAAAACAAGAAATTCGCGCATCCAGTCTTCCCGTCCTCTCTTTCTATGGACGCATAGACTAGATTCTTGTTCAATTTCTTGGCAAATCTGTCATACGTGATGCATCTCGATTCTGATGACGCTGGCAGTGGTCGTTTATATACCTCTGCCCATTCATCCTTCTCTGAATCTCGCTGGTCGATTTCGTCCTGTGTTGTTGGGTCCAGCGATCCTTGTTCCTCTTGAGATCTTTTCCAAGCTTGATACACTCGTACCAACGCATAAATACCAGCTGCACCAATTGAAGCCTTTACAAATAATTGCAGGTGCTTCGCTTTAACACGACTGGTAATGGTTTCAATCTTGAGGGACTTCTTGTCCAACTCATCCAACAATTCATTTTCCACACGCTCTGTTTGGTCCTTCAATGAATAAAGAACCCACATGAATAACAAAGGAGTCATTGCCACAACTATTCTCCATGGCAACATTGCAAACAATGTTACGTTGCCAATTAGCCACGTATA